GAAGGAATAGCGCAAAAAAACCCATTCCGTTTTTTGAGCCACTTTGACACATGCAAATCACAACGACCAAAATCGCCGAGCTTTCGCTCGACCCAAGCAACGTCCGCAAGCACTCGCGCCGAAACCTCGACGCCATCAAGGCCAGCTTGCGCAAATTCGGTCAGCAAAAGCCGATCGTGGTGGACGCGAAAGGGATCGTGCTCGCCGGCAACGGCACGCTGACCGCAGCGCAGGAACTCGGCTGGACCGAAATCCAGATCGTGCGAACCGAGCTGGCGGGCGTCGAGGCCACGGCGTTCGCCATCGCCGACAACCGGACGGCGGAGCTGGCGGAGTGGGAAGAGGACAAACTCTCGCAGGTGCTGCAATCGCTCAAGGTCGAGGACGCAGATTTACTCGCGGCAACCGGCTACGATGCGGCCGAGGTAGACAAGATGAGCAAGGCGGAAGTCACCGAGGACGAGGTGCCGGAGCCGCCGGCCGAACCGATTACGAAGGCGGGCGACTTGTGGATTCTCGGCGAGCATCGGGTGTTGTGCGGCGACTCGACGAAGGCGGAGGATGTGGGGAGGCTGATGGATGGAACGAAGGCGCAACTTATCCACTCCGACCCACCATACGGCATGGGCAAGGAAAAGGACGGCGTGCAGAACGATAACCTCTACGCGGACAAGCTGGACGCATTCCAGATGGCTTGGTGGCGAGCGTTTCGCCCGCACGCCGAAGACAACGCCAGCGCATACATTTGGGGCAACGCCGAGGAATTGTGGCGGCTTTGGTATGTCGGCGGATTATCAAAATCCGAGCGGTTAACTTTTAGAAATGAAATTGTGTGGGATAAAAAAACTGCGGGTGCTGGAGGAATTTCGCACATGGGCTCAGAAGGATTTAGACAATATCCATGCTCAACCGAGCGATGTTTGTTTTTCATGTTAGGCGAGCAAGGCTTTAACAATAACTCCGAGAACTATTGGGAAGGCTGGGAGCCGATACGCAAATACTTGAACGACGAGATGGAGAAGTGCGGAGGAGTAAAGAACTGGAAGGCCGCACTCGGAAACCAAATGGGCGGTCATTACTTCACCAAATCTCAATGGAATTTCCCGACTGAAGAAGCATACAATAAACTCCAAGCTTTCGGCAAAGGCGGCGCATTTAAGCGAGAGCACGACGAACTCAAGCGAGAGCACGACGAACTCAAGCGAGAGCACGACGAACTCAAGCGAGAGTTCTACGCCACCCGCGCTTACTTCGACAATACTCACGACAATATGACCGACGTGTGGGAGTTTAATCGAGTGACCGGCGAAGAGCGACACGGTCACGCAACGCCGAAGCCGATTGAAATGATGGCGAGGGCGATCAAATCAAGCACGCAAGATGGCGGTCTTCTCGTTGAGCCATTCCTCGGCTCAGGCTCGACCCTGATCGCCGCCGAACAACTCGGCCGCAAGTGCTACGGCATGGAGATCAGCCCAGCCTACTGCGACGTCATTGTGCAGCGCTGGGAAAACCTCACCGGCAAAAAGGCCGTGCTCGAAAAGCCGACGACATGACCGAGCCCGAACAATCACCGAGCGAAATCCTCGCGCGCCGCAACGTTCAAAACATCGCGGTAAAACTCAAGGCCGGCAAGACGCTGACGACCTCGGAGCGCAAGGCGCTGAACGAGTTTCAAGCCGAGCAGACCGGCGGCTGGGTCAAGGACACCTCCGCGCTCGCAAAAGAGCTAGGGCTTTCTCGCCAGACGCTCTACGATGTCCGCTCAAAATTTCCAGACGCTCCGGCGAAACACGAGGACGGCAAGCGCGAGAACCTGACCGCGTGGCAGGCGTTCGTCGGCGAGCATCTGATCGGAAAAGATCACGCGACAAAGAACCTCGCCGACCTCAAAGCCGAACTCATGCGCGAGCAGATCCGGCTCGCCCGGTCAAAGAACGAGCGGGAGGCCGGCGACGTGATTGATCGGGAAGTGGTCGAGGCGATGCTCGTCACGCTCGGGCAAAAGCTGGACCTACTTTTGCGGCTCAAGCTGACGATTGAACTCGGACCGCGCGGAGTTGGAATGAACGCGGCGGAACTGAACGTCGAAGGCGGCGTGATCTTGTCGGAGATCCGCGAGGTCGTGAACGCGAACATTGCGACGTTCGAGTGCGAGGCGCTGGATACGCAGAGGAAAAAAGTCGAATAAATTTTATGCCTACAAAAACAACAACACGAGAAGAGGAAACGGGTCTGCGCAATTTAGATTTTTCTACTTGGATTCGCGCGAACCTTGCAGGGAAAGAAAACAAATTCACCGTCTTTGATATTGATTTTGTTTTCCGTGATTACGGGAGAAAAAAAATGCAGTTCGTAGAGGTGAAAATCTATCAGAATGAATCGTGCAGCGGACTTAGTCTCGGCCAAAGCATTTACCTAAAAGAAATTTCAAACATTTGCGGCACCGGCATTGCGTGTGGTGCTCCAGCGCTCGGCTGGGAGTGGTGCGGATTTCACGAACTGCAACTCGAAAACACGTCGCCTTCAGAGGGAAGAATCTGGTGGGACGGAGAACTAGTTTCCGAAATCGATCTGATTCAACTTTTGGAAATGCGGTGTTGATGACCGCTGGACCGGTCGAGGGCGTGACCCATGCTACGCGTTCAAGTCATCTGTTTTTTCTACAACGAGGAAACGCTCGCGCGCCTCTTCATCCAGCACTACGCGTGGGCGGACGAGATCCTTGCGGTCGTATCGCGGTCAACGGATCGCACTCGTGAGTGCCTCGAAGCCGCGCCGAACGTGCGCGTGATGGACTTTGAGTTTCCGGCTGGCATGGACGACCGAATCAAAACGGACACGGTGAACGCGCTGCTTGCCGAGCCTTCGCCGTTTGACTGGAAGATCGTCGTGGACGCGGATGAATTTATCTGGCCGCAGTCGAACGTTCGGGCGCAGGACTATCTGGCGAGCGTTCCCGAGCTCGTCACGGTGCTTGAAGCTCGTATGCGAAACGTCTTCCGCCACAACTCGGAGCGCGACTTGGACCTCGATCAACCTCCGGTTGTGCAGCGTCGATTCGGCGATCCTGACTACCGCTCGCCGGAGAATATCATGTATCAGAAGCCAATCGTGATTCGATCGGGCCGGAATATTTGTCTCGACCTCGGGAATCACCGGCAAGCCGGAGGGACCTTCGATCACGCATTTTGGTTCGAGGGCGCACACTGGCAAAACGCGGACCCGTCTTTCGCAGTCGTTCGGCGCGTTCGGGATCGGCGGGACCGGCAGAGCGAGGCGAATCTGAGCGGAGGCTACGGCGTCCAGCACCACCGAGTAACCGAGAAGCAAATTATCGCGCTCTGCGCAGCGCGTCGCAACTGTCCGCAAATCATCTCATCGGAATTAAAAAAAATGAAACCATTTCCATCAATTACCCAACTCACATCAGGTGAAACAAGCCAGCTGCCAGAACACGAGGACATTCAAGGCTGGAACAGCGACGATCAAATCTTTGATGAGCTCGTCGAACTGGTCGCGCCCAAGACGATCATCGAAGTCGGTTCATGGAAGGGTCGCAGCGCAATGCACTTTGCCCAAGCGACTGAGCGATTCGCCACTGACATCATTTGCGTAGACACATGGCTTGGGGGCTTTGATCACGTTTTTGGGAGCGGCTCAGAAAACGACCGACTACTAGACTCGGTCGGATCTCCACGGCTCTATCATCAATTCATTCGCAACTTCAAAAAATCGCGTCACGCGCAGCGCATTTATCCGATCCAAAACACCAGCATCAACGGAGCGAGGATATTAAACCATCACAAGATTTCCGCAGAAATCATCTATATCGATGGCTCGCACGAATATGCGGACGTGCATGACGATATGTGCGCTTTTTGGCCGCTTGTTGCGCTGGGCGGAATCATGTTCGGCGACGACGTGGGATTTCCCGGTGTCGGTCCTGCGGTAATGCGTTTTACGATTGAGCGGGATCTAAAGTTTATCGTCGTGCGAAATAACTTTTGGGTAATTAAAAAGTGACCGAGACCCAAACACGCCTTGCTGTCTTAAAACTTCCGCAGCCTGACCTCTCGCCGATTTACGAGTGGGCGCGCAAGCACATCATCCTGCCGGAGTCCTACGCCACGCCCGGACCGTTCAACGTCAAAATCTCGCCGTGGCTGATTCCGATCTTCGACGCGTTGCAGAATCCGCTCGTGCGCCGCGTGCATTTCCGCAAGGCGGTGCAGATCGGCGGGACGCTCGTCGCTGACATCTGGGTGCCGTGGCTGGTTTGCAACGACGCCGGACCGATCTCGTGGACGATGCAGACCGACGAGATGATCGATAGGCATGCAAAGTCACGGCTGAACCCGATCTTCGAGTCGTGCAAGCCGGTCGCCGCGATGCTGCCGAGACCGGGACCGAACCGGACGACGACCGAGATTTATTTCGGCGGATTCTTTTTCTTGCTCAACCCGGCGAACCTTTCGTCGCAGCAGTCGCAGTCCATCCGCTACAAGATCAACGACGAGATTTGGCTTCCGAAATGGCAAGAGGTTTACGGCCACGCCATCGCCCGCGTCTCGCGCTTCGAGGAGGTGGGCAGGTCGAAGATTTACAACACGTCGCAGGCTCCGATCATGGACCTAGAAACCGGCAACGTCGAGGACACGAGCTTCCGCCAAGGCACGCAGCAGGAGTGGAGCACCGAGTGTCCAGCGTGTCACAAGATCCACCCGGTGGCGTTTGCGTTGGACAAGAACGAGGAGACTGGATTGCGCGGTGGCGTGGTTTGGGATGCGGCGGCACGGCGCGATGACGAGACGTGGGACGTGGCGCGAGCGGTCGAGTCGTGCCGTTTCCGTTGTCCGCATTGCGGCCACGAGTCACCGGACACCGACACGACGCGCACCGGCTGGAAGCGGGCTGGGCGGTTTGTTCCGCTTAACCCATCTGCGCCGGCCGAGATCCAAAGTTTTCGAGTCGAGGCCGTTGTCAGCCGGCCGATGCGGCTACTGGTCGAAGAGTTCTGCGAGGCCGACAATCACCACGTGCGTCAGGGTGACGACAAAATGAAAATCGAGTTTCGCACGAAGCGCGAGGCGCGGCCGTGGATTGTGGAAAAGAAGGTCGTCAATTTGTTCGTGCAGGCCAGCGACTACACCGTCGCCCAGTTCAGCAACGGCGAGGGCATCGACGGCGAGGTCATCCGGTTCATGGCAATCGACCGGCAGCAAGACCATTGGTGGGTCGAAATCGGCGCGTTCAGCTCGGCGACCGGTCCGACCTACCGGCAACTTTATTTCGGGCGCATCGAGACACGGGACCAGCTCCGGCAGATGCAGCACCGCTACAAGGTGCAGGACGGATGCGTGGCGCAAGATCGCGGCTACCGGCCGGCCGACGTTGACCGAGATTGCGCAGACTTTGGCTGGCGCGGGATGCGCGGTTACGCTCGGAAGACGTGGACGATGAGGGACGAGGCGACCGACAAGCTGATCAACTTCCCGTTTTCGGAGCCGCGCGTGAGCGACTACCGAGGCGGCGACGTTTTTTATTACGATTGGAGCGGCGACTATTTCAAAGACCTCCTAGCGAACGCGCTGGAGGCCAAGGGCGATCTAAAGTGGCTTTTGCCGGCCGATGTCAACCCGCTCTACCTCGAACACCTCAAGGGCGAATCCAAAGTCGAGATCCGCACCGGCGTCTGGGAGTGGCGCGAAGTGAAAAGCAACGCGCCGAATCACGGTCTCGACACCTCGGCGATGCTGCTTTGCATGGCGACCATCGCGAACGTGATTCGCTACGCGCCGCCCAAGGACTAAGTCAGGTTTGACGTTTCGAGCACATGTATGCTCGACAACCCATTTCTCGGACTGGACACCGCGACGCTGACGGCGCTGAAAACCAAGACGCTCGATGCGATACAGGCGGTGCTCCTCAACCAGAGTTACTCGCTGAACGGGAAAAGCGTGAGCCGGGCGGACTTAAACGCGCTGAACAACATGCTCGGCAACTTGCAAGACGCATTGACCGACGCGGCCGGAACCTCAACGGATACGACATTCGTCAGTTTTACCGGCAACTAACATGAACAACGACTACTTCGACGCGTCAAAATTGGTCTCGGACAAACCTTGGATTGACCGCGCGCTTGAGAACATCGCGCCGACGTGGGCGCTCAAGCGTCTGGAAGCTCGCGTGCAGAAGTCGCTTTTCGAATACAACGCGGCGCGGACCAATCGGATGTATTCGCCGAAGCAATACACCCAGCCGGCCGAGAGTTCGCAGAATCAGCGGGACCGGGTGGTGCTCATGTATGAAGCGCGCGATCTGGTGGACAACGCGCCGGAGATTCGTGAAGTCTCGCGCAAATTTGGTCTCTACCTGACGCCGCACGAATACTCGCCGGCGACCGGCGACCGTGATTACAACCGCGTCATTGAGGATTACTTTCATGCGTGGTGCAAAAACTGCGACGTGACGAACCGGCACTCGTTCAAGAAGCTCGTGCAGCTCGCAGCCGAGGAACGACCGATTGACGGTGATTGCGGTTTCGTGATTCGTCGCAGCGGCGAGGGACTCAAGTTGCAACTGGTGCCGGCGACGCGCATCGGCAACCCGAACGAGACGGCCGTCGCATCGAACAATTACTTTCAAGGAATTATCACGAACGACTTCGGTCAGCCGGTGGCTTACCGAATCTTCCGACTCACGCGCGACGGCGTTTACTTCGGCGCGGAGGACATTCCGGCGAATCAGTTTTGCCACTACTTCGACCCGAACCGTGTCGATCAATACCGAGGCGTTTCAGATCTTGCGAGCGGGATTCAGACGGCGCGGATGTTGCACGAGATCTTGCAGGCGGAAAAGGCCGGCGTGCGCTTCTCGTCGCAACAGGCGGCGCTGATCTTTAACGACCGAGGCGTCGCGAACCCGCGCAATCTATTTCAGCCGAATCCGACGCTGGCGCTGCCGAGCGGTCAGCAGCAGAAAAACGAGCTGACCGAGGTCGGCATGATTCGGTATTTCCAGAACAGCGACCGCGTCGAGGTCATGCCGTCGAGGCCGTCGCAGGCGTTCACCGGATTCGTGCAGCACTTAATGCACGAGATTAGTCTCTCGGTGGGTATTCCTGAGGGAGTGTTATTCGGCACCAGCGACTTCAAGGGACCAAGCGTGCGAGCAGAGTTCGCCGCAGCCGACCGAGTCTTCACGCGGCAGCAAGGCGTGCTGGTGGACAAGGTGCTCGACCCGATCAAAGACGCCGTGATTCTCGACGCCATCGCGCGCGGCGAGATCGCACCGCCTCCGCTGCTCGCGGGCGAGACAATGGTGCAGGCGCTGCGCCGGGCGACCAAGGGCGAGTGGCGGTTCCCGGCAAAGCTATCAATCGACGTCGGCCGCGAGTCGGCCGCGAACATGAACGAGAATCGGCAGGGCGCGAAGAGCTTGCAAGAGATCGCGGCCGAGGAAGGCACGGACGCGTTCTCGCGGCTGGAGCAGATCGCAATCGAGGCGGGCTTCGTGAAGGAGTTGGCGGTGAAATACGGCGTGCCAGAAACGGCGATTCGCCTCACCACGACTTCGCTTCCGAGCACGCCAGCGGCCGCAGCCGCAGCGGGCGACGCGGTGGGAGCAAGCGCAGCCGAGGCGCAGGCTTCGAGCGTCACCGCAACCGAGACAACCGGCATCTCAGACGACGCAGTCATCTCGGGCGTCGAGTCATTCCCAGACGTGTCGGCGGAACTCGTGCCGCTGAACGGTGCGCAGATTGCGGCCGTCCTTTCGATCTTGGAAAATTTGCGCGCCGGCGACCTTACAGCCGAGGCGGCGGAGACGCTCATGATTTCCGCAGGCATGGCGCAGGAGTCTGCGAAAAAGGTTTCTGGCTCGGTCGCAAATCTTCCGAAGCAGCCGACCAAGATTTCGGCCGCATCGATGCACAAGCGAATCCAGTTCGCGCGCTCACGCTCGGCTGCAAGCGAGGACTCAAATCTGGTCACGATCAACTTTGCGACCGACTCCTACATTCCGACGAACGCGATGGCGGACAACGCACGGCGCGCACTTGAGATCCGCGAGAAAAAGCCGATGTCACAGCGCGGCATGACGAGCGTCGGTATCGCTCGGGCGCGTGACCTCATGAACAAGCGGCCAATGTCCGAGGACACCGTTCGCCGGATGAAAGCCTTTTTTGACCGCCACGAAGTGGACAAGCAGGGCGAGACGTGGGATGAGCAGGGCAAGGGATACCAAGCTTGGATGGGCTGGGGTGGCGACGCTGGCTATGCGTGGTCCACGGCCATCGTCGAGCGGCTGAACAAGCAGGCGGAGAAAAAAGACCTCTCAGTTGCGGCCGCAGAAGTGCAGCATCAGTTCGCGCGCAACACGCCGCTCGGTGCCGAGGACTGGCTGGACGCGGTGCAGAAATACCGGGCGAAGCAGATGACGACCATCGAGCAGACGAAGCAAAGCGTGCTGGAGAATCGGACCATCATCGAGCTGACGAAAAAGCAATACGAGCTTCCGACGCCGACCGCCGAGGAAACTCACGACGATTTCATGGCGCGATGCATGGCCGATCCGGTTAGCACGGCAGAATTTCCTGACGCTGAACAGCGCACGGCGGTCTGCATGAGGCAGCACGAGGGCTTGTTCGCGAAAGTCGGCGAGCGCGGCGCAATCGTCGCATCGGACAAAGCTCCAAAGTCGGACACGCCTCGGGAAGATCCGAAGGGCGAAGGCAGCGCGAAGGGCGACGCAAGCGGCAAGCGTGGAGCCGAGGTCACCGCAGAGCAAGAGGCCACGCTGCAAAAGAAGGCCGACGAGTTTAACGCTAAGGACAGCAACACGCGCAACGGCCGAGCCACACCCGGCGCGCTAAAGTCGGTTTTCCAACGCGGTCTCGGTGCGTTCAACACATCGAGTTCGCCGCGCGTAACCTCCGCCTCGCAGTGGGCGTTCGCCCGCGTCAACGCGTTCCTCTATTTACTGAAAAACGGACGGCCGGAGAATCCGAAATACACAACCGACAACGATCTTCTGCCAGAAAAGCACCCGAAGGCTGGGAAATAAATCCATGATCCATACGCAATCCGAAATCGATAACCTCGTTGAGTTGGCCATCATCCAGCGCGCCGAGCTGAAGAAGCTCGTCGATTCTTTGCCGCAACTGCGCGACCACCTCTCGTCGGAGATCGAGCGCAACCTCGAAGAGATCGAGCCGGCAATTCGCAGCGAGCTGGAGCAGCTGGTCATCGCACGCGCACTCGCCGCGCACGCGCAATCCAGCGCAGCGCTGACCGCGAGGGTGGATGAACTCGGCAAGGCTTTGGAGGTCACGACGGCAGCGCGTTACTCGGTGCTCATGGCCGAGCGCGAGCAGAACGCGACCTTGTTGGCGCAGGCCGAGGCGCGAATCGCAGAGGCGGCGTCGGCTTTGCCGAGCGCAGTCAAAAGCATTGTCACCGACGAACTCTCGCGCTTTCCACGTGCCGGCGAGATCGATCAACTGCGCAAGGAATTTGCTGAGCCGAAGGGACTGAACCCACGCGGCAAGTGGACGCCGGACGAAACGTATCAGCGCCTCGACCTTGTGACCGTGAATGGCGATTCGTTTGTATCGAACATCGACGGCAACCGCGAGCGGCCGAGCCGGAGCGCGGCGGACTGGACGCTGAACGCGGCACGCGGAAACAGTGGTGGCGGCGGTGGCGTTACTTCGATCAACGATCTCCTCCCAGTTCCTAGCGCTGGGCAAATCCTCGGCAGCGAAAATTCTGCCTACGTTCCGAAGAACCTTGTGGCCGGCAGCAACATCACGATCACCGAGACGCCGACGACGATCACGATCACGGGCGACGAAGGTCAAATCGAGTTGCAGGACGGAACAGCGGCTGCGCCGTCTTTGTTCTTCGTCAACGACACGGACACTGGACTTTTCCGAGTCGGTGCAAATACGCTCGGCATCGCAGTCGGTGGAACGCAAGCGGCGGCGATAAGCTCGGCGGTTTTTGCCATCACGCCGAACACTACGATTGCAGGCACGCTGACGGCTAACGGCACGTCGATTCCGGCGAGCAAGACGCTGGTCGTGACGACCGATAAGATTTCCGTTCTCGCGGCTACGAGTTCAGCAGAGCTGGCCGGCGTGATTTCTGACGAGACCGGCACCGGCTCTCTGGTGTTCGCCAGCTCGCCGACGCTGGTGACACCGGCACTGGGAACTCCGAGCGCTTTGGTCGGCACGAACATCAGTGGCACCGCAGCAGGCCTGACCGCCGGCAACGTGACGACGAACGCGAATCTGACCGGCGACGTGACGAGCGTCGGCAACGCTACGAGCATCGCGGCGGGCGCGATTCTCAACGCGGACGTAAACGCGAGCGCGGCCATCGCTTACTCGAAGCTCAATCTGGCGACGAGCATCGTCAACGCGGACATCAGCGCATCGGCCGCAATAGTTGACACCAAGCTTGCGACGATTTCGACCGCGTTAAAGGTGAGCAACTCGGCAACGACTGCGACCTCGGCAAACACCGCGTCGGCAATCGTCGCACGCGACGGCAGCGGCAACTTCACGGCCGGCAACATTACGGCGAATCTCACCGGCAACGTCAGCGGATCTTCCGGCAGCACGACCGGCAACGCGGCCACGGCCACGGCTCTGGCAACTGCTCGCACGATTGCGATCACTGGCGATCTGACTTACACCTCGCCGAGCTTCGACGGCACCGGCAACGTGACGGCGGCGGGCACGCTCGCGACCGTTGCAACCGCAGGATCGACGGGCGGCTCTACCGCGATTCCGATCGTCACGATCAACGCGAAAGGCCTGACGACTTCGATCACGACTGCGGCGGTCGTTGCACCGGCTGGCACACTCTCGGGCAACACGCTCGCGTCCGGCGTCACCGCCTCCTCGCTCACCTCGCTCGGGACGATTGCGAGTCTCACCGTAACAGGCGGCACGATCTCGACAACGCCGAGCGCTTCGACCGACATCGCGAACAAGCTCTACGTCGATACCGTCGCGCAAGGTCTCGACGCGAAAGCCTCGTGCGTCGCAGCGACCACGGCGGACATCACGCTGAGCGGAGCGCAGACAATCGACGGCGTCAGTGTAGTCGCGGGAAATCGCGTGCTGGTAAAGAACCAGACGCTGAGCCAGAACAACGGCATCTATCTCTGCGCATCGGGCGCGTGGACCCGCACAACCGACGCCGACACTTGGGATGAGCTGACCTCGGCTTTCACCTTTATCGAGCAGGGCACGACGAACGCCGATTGCGGTTTCGTCTGCACAGCGAACGCCGGCGGCACGCTCGGCACGACCGCTCTGCCGTGGTCGCAGTTCTCGGGCGCGGGAACGTTTACGGCCGGCACTGGGCTGACGCTCACGGGATCGGTCTTTTCGCTCACCACACCGGTCGCAGTCGCGAACGGCGGCACCGGGCTGACGAGTCTTGGCGCTGGCGTTGCGACGTTCCTCGGAACGCCATCGAGCGCGAATCTCGCGGCGGCGGTGACGGATGAGACCGGATCTGGCGCGCTGGTGTTCGCTTCGAGTCCGAGTCTCACGACGCCAAATCTGGGAACACCGTCAGCAGCGATACTCACTAGCGCAACAGGTCTACCCATCAGCACGGGCGTATCCGGTCTCGGCACGGGCGTTGCAACGGCACTGGCGGTCAACACTGGCAGCGCGGGCGCACCGGTGCTGTTCAATGGTGCGTTGGGCACGCCGACAAGTGGCACGGCTACAAATCTCACCGGCACCTCTGGTATCACCGGAACCGGAGTTCTGAACAGCGGTTCTATCACCAGCGGATTTGGGTCAATCGACGTTGGCACTGATAGTCTATCCGGAGGAACAAACTTAGTCCGAAGCGCGACCGCAGGAAGCACTGGGGCAAATACCGGCGTGAGCGACTGCACAAGCAGCTTGTTTCGGTTTTTTTCAGTTGGCGCAGACGTTTCAACTAATGGCGGTTTTCAATTCTATTCACAACGGAGCAATGACAGTAACCAGATTTTAGCAGGGCAAATCACCTCCACTGGCCTAAACTCCACGGCCATCGGGGCAACGACGGCAGCGGCGGGTAGTTTTACGACGTTGGGGGCGAGCGGGACCGTTTCGCAAACGCCCAATGCAGGCGACCCATCGTATAAGCTAGAATTAGTAAGTGCATACAACGGCGCAGACAGCTTTCGGCTTAAGTTTGCGGGCACTACATACCTCCGTGTTAACACCAACGATGGAGTGCTTCTTGCGCCGTCGAGCCTCGCCGTGACCGGGGCGTTGAGCGCGACGGGTCAAGTTGCTATCGGCACAGCAACGGCATCGCAGGACTTGGTTATTAAGGGTGCCGCTAATCAAACACTTGTTGAATTGCAAGCACCCAACGCAACCATCGGCGGTTATGTTGGGGTAGCAGGGAATGCCGGAACCATATTTTCTGGCACCGCCGCAAGAGACTTGTGCATTCGTGGTGAAGGCTCAAGTATCAAAGTTGGCTTTAGTAACAACGCTCCCGTCGCCATTTTCTCCTCCAACGGTCTCGCCATTACAGGCAACGTCGAAAATGTAGGAACAACGGAAATGGTTTACACGGGCAGCGTTGGTTCCGTTAAGAAAAACAACGACAACACTTCGGGCACACACTACATCGACTTCCAAAAGGGTAATAGCGGAATCATCGGCTCCATTAGCCGCGTCACGACGACCGACGCAGTTGCTTACAACACCACCTCCGACAGTCGCCTCAAAGAAAACCTCCGCGACTTTACGGACTCTGGTCGTCTAATCGACAGTCTCAAACCTCGTTTGTTCGACTGGAAAAACAGCGACGAGAACGGCAAAAACGTCATTGGGTTCATTGCCCAAGAAGAGCACGCCGCAGACCCAATCTTTTCACATATCGGCGCAGTAAGCGTAGGCGACGAAGACTCAGAAAACATTACGAAGCAGTGGCAGCGCAGTGATTCGGCACTCATTCCGATTCTTGTCGCCGAACTTAAATCCGTCCGCGCCCGCCTCGCCGCTTTAGAGTCCTCTTAACATGAACACCAACGAAGCACTAGCCAACCTCTACGCAGCCGCCCGCCAAGCCCCATTAAAGGCCGACGACCACGATCTCATCCGCAAGTGCGCGGAGCAGCTCGCCGAGGCTCTAAAGCCCAAGGAACCGAAGGTCGAATGAGCGGAACCTCCGACACGAACTGGCGCAGCTACGTTGGACCGCAGGACAACGGGCTGAAGGTGGACGCGGCTAAGTGGTCCGCTCCATCCGATCCGCTGGCATACGACGATCTCGTAAAGGGATCGAACGTGTCGCACCTCTGCGTGTCAGGTCTTACCATTCCAGCCAGCCGGGAGGACTCGATAGACTTCGTGCGCGGCAAAAACTACGTCGTTCAGCATTGCATCGTTCAAGGCTCGATCACGGCCAAAGGCTCGATTGACGGGCTTTCGTTCTACGGCTGCTGCATCAGCGGCACGATTGAGTTGGGGCAATACGACAACTACTGGAGCCGAGGCGCTCCAACGCGCAACGTGTCTATTCTTGATTGCACGTCACCGGATGGCTCGCCGATTCGCGTCAAGGTCTGGGATGCGGAGATGCCGTTCTGCCAGAATATC